AAAACGAGATATGTCCGCAACTACCTGACCTTTGCAGGGAAGAACAGCAAGGACTATCTTTTATATATTTCCGGTCCGGGTGTGTATGACAGTCCGTCAGTCGATGTGGAGTTGCAGGCGATTCCCGGCAAGAACGGAGACCTGATCCGGGATAACGCCAAGGCAGGAGAGCACCGGTACAAGAATCTGGACATCACCTACGATGCCTTCTTCTTTGACGGACTAGCACCAAGGACAGCATCCGTGAAGAGTTGGCTCCTTTCACCGGCAGGCTATCAGGTGCTCCACGACACCTATGATCCGGATTTCTTCCGGATGGCTATCTGCAAGGAGGCGATCTCCTTTGAGCCGAAAAGAGGTAAAGGGGCGACTATGAAGCTGGTGTTCCATTGCCAACCCCAACGGTGGAGTGTAGATGGACAGAGAAAGCTGATTCTGACAAGAGAAACTACGCTTCGGAATCCTTACGAATTTCATGCCAAACCTATCATCCGCGTTTATGGCAGCGGTGCAGGCAACATGTATATTGGGGATCAGGTGATCCAGATCCTTCAGAATGACGGATATATCGATCTGAACTGTGAGACACACAATGCCTATGATGCTTCTGGTTTCTGCAATGGGTACGTAATGAGCGAGGACTTCCCGGACCTGAAACCGGGTAAGAATCACATTGCCTGGAGCGGGGCCATTGATCATGTGGAGATCGCACCGAGGTGGTGGACGCTATGATTCCTTGCCTGTATAAAGAAACAGAAACTGCCTTCACCACCAACGGCATCGGCAAGCTCTGCGATGCGCTGTCATGCTATGTGACGGAAAAGCGGAACGGAGCTTATGAGCTGAAAATGGAATATCCATCTTTCGGCATCCATGCGGAGGACGTGGTGGAGGGCAACATCATCTTTGCAAAGCCGTCGGAGCGGGCGACTGCACAGCCCTTTCGGATCTATAAGATCACAACTCCGTTGACTGGTCTTTTGGAGATACAGGCACGGCATATCCAGTATCAGGAGAACTTCATCACGGTTTCTCCATTCTCTGCGCAGGGCTCCCAGGCGGCGATGGCTGCGCTCAAAAGCCACGTGACTACGGATTGCCCTTTTGAATTCTGGACGGACATCGATAGCCCTGCTGTCTTCACGATCACCAGCCCGGCGACAGTGCGCGGCTGCCTTGGTGGCATGGACGGTTCCATGCTGGACACCTACGGCGGGGAGTACGAGTGGGATATGTATACAGCGCTCCTGCACGGACATCGAGGTGCAGACCACGGAGTCAAAATCGTGTACGGCAAGAACCTGATTGACTTCAAGATGGAACGATCCATTGAGAACATGATCACCGGCGTCCATCCTTACTGGAAGCACAGCGAGGACGGAACGCTCATGGAACTGCCGGAAAAGGTGGTTACCATTGAGCATGACGGACCGTTTGAGAAGATCTCCGTGCTAGACTGCACCAGCCAGTTTGAGGAAAAGCCGACCGAGGCGCAGCTTCGAAACTACGTTAAAAAGTACCTGCAGAACACCAGCCTGACGGAGCCGGACATCGATATCAAGATCGACTTCTTCCAGCTCTGGCAGACACCGGGATATCAGGATATTGCCGAGGCGGAGAGGGTGAGCCTCTGTGATACTGTCCATGTGTATATCAGCAAGCTCGGTATCGAGGTCAGCTGCAAGGTCACGGAGACAGAGTACGATGTGCTGTTGGAACGATACAAGAGCATCACCCTCTCCAATGCAGCGGTGTATAGCCGGAACAGTTCACTCTCCGGATCCCTGGGCTCCCTTCGAGATGAAGCACAGCTGGCAACGGAAGCGGTGAACCGAGTGGAGACACAGGTGACGGACATTCGTACCCTGACCGTCCAGCAGGAATATTTCAACGCCCTGGCATCCGGACTATTTGGCCTTCATTATTCCTCCGGTGTGGAGGAGGATGGCTCCACCATCCGGTATGCACATACAAGTGAAAAGATCGAGGACAGCGCCTATGCCTGGAAAAGCGGCATCAGGGGCTTTTTTATTTCCACGGATGGCGGGCAGACCTGGCGGCTCGGCTGGGATACAACAGACAAGGTTGTAAAAACGGCGGTTGAAGCTGTCGGTGTGAATGCCAGCTTTCTAGGATCCGGTACGCTGTACACAGCCCTGGTAAAGATCCTCGGCACGGATAACTTCTACTGGGAGAACGACGCCATCGTTATGGTGGACGGGGCCAAGCAGATCAAGATTGGCCAGTATCGCAGCGGCGATTACGGCATCGCAGTCAGTACAGACGGCGGAGATACCTGGAGCACGGCGATCGACTTTGACGGTCTGCATGGTGGAGGCGGGGAGACGATCATCTATCAGGATACCATTACCAAAGCCGGTCTGGCACCGAATAATCCGAGTGCAAATGATCTGTGGGTCGATACCATTGAAAACCGTCTGAAGCTGTGGAATGGAACCGAATGGGTGAACATCGGCTATGAGCCTACAGAGCCCGATCCTACTGATCCAGATACACCGGGAGGAGGAGAGAATCCGGACGACCCTGGCGGTGAAGGGACTGATCCGGAAAATCCTGGCGGTGACGATCCAGTTGATCCGGGTGAGGGCGGGGAGGATAACCCAGAAGATCCTGCCCCAGGAAATGATGATCCTGGCGGGGATGATTCCGGTGGTGAAACTGGCACTGGTGGCAATGAAGAGAATCCCGGGGGCGAGGAACCTTCGGAGGAAGGAGGCGGCAGTTAAATGGCAGATATCATTCAGAATGGCGCGGTATCCATCTATCAGGATATCGAGCTGTCCCTGACAGAGCACCTGGTGCCTCCTGTCGTTCATGTAAAGCAGTTTGACCACAAGGCACGGAAGGTACGCTGCACCCTCTATGCCAATGCGGTGGAGTACACGATTCCTACAAACATCATCCTGGCCTATTCCGGTACACGGCCGGACGGACGACTGTTTCAGTACAGCACGGAAGCGCTGACCAATGACAAGGTAGACCTGATCGGAAATAAGCTGGTCATTACGGTCACGGATTTTATGACGGAGGTGGCTGGCCGGTATCCGGTTGACCTCGTACTGCTGGACGCAGATGAAGATATTCTTGGCTCCTTTAGCTTCACCCTCTACGTTGAGCGGGCGGCGGCGAAGAACAGGAAGATCCTCACAGCAACCTATGCATCTGTGGCTGAGGCGGTTCGGAACGGTGTGTTCGAGTGCTTTACCACGGAGGATGGTTACTTCGGTATCAACTCAGATGATGGCCTCGGACTTGGAGCAGGTTCTTATTCGGATGTAGTAGACCGCATCAATGCGGAGTTGGTGGAGACCAGCATCAACGATGACGGGTATCTGGTCTTTGAAACCGATGAACGACTGGGGCTGGTCTTTGGCATGGACGATGAGGGCAACCTGATCGTGGATTACAGGGAGGAGACGTAAATGGCAAGATATGTAGGAAAGCGGATTGTTCCGAAGCATTGCGGCTATTGGGACAATACCAAGTCCTATGAGATGGAGAATATCGTCTACGACAGGACGAGCGGCAACAGCTATATCAGTCGTAAAGCTGTGCCTGTCGGGACGGACATCTCTCAGGAAGAATACTGGGCGCTTTGCTCGGACTTCAATATGCAGATGGATCTGCTGGAGAAACATTTCACAGCGACCGAGCAGCGGATTGTGGCGGATAACGATGCAACGGAGGCTGCAATCCGCCAGGATAACAATGCCACAAAGCAGGCGATCCTGGCAGATAACCAGACAACCCGTGAGCATGTGGACGAGAGCCTGGAAGAAACGACTACGGACCTTACGCAGAAGGTAACGGCAGCTCAGACGGCCATGACTCAGCAGAAAGCATCCTTTGATGCGACCGCTCAGCAGCTGAATGCCCGCATGGATGAGGTGCTTTCTGCCGGGACCGGAGATGGACAAACTGAGATAGCAGATGCCCGTGTGGATGCAGATGGTCATGCATACGATACTCTTGGTGCGCATGTCCGGGATATCCTGCCGAGAGCCCATGAACAAGCGGCAGAAGTCTTCGAAAGCAAAATGGCGGAAAAGTACGATGCAGGTATTTTTCATATGGAGAAATATAACCTGCATGAGAACAAATTGTTTTATGCCTATACGACATCAACATTCAGTGGCTGGGTGTCTCAGTACGAAGTGCCTGCAGATCTGACGGTTACGGAACTGCGGTTCTACATTACGGCCAGAGAAGACCCCGTCACTAAAGTCCGGGTTATGATGGCGATTGGAGAGAGAGCTGATTCCGCTATTTGCTTCCAGACTTATCTTGATGTGGAAATCCAGCCGGGAGAAGAGAGACTTGTTAGCTGCCTTATTCCACATGTGAAACTTCAGCAGGGAGAAACTATCTTCATCGGTGTAGATGCAAATGTGGTATGTTCCCAGGGATTTGGATACAAAGAGTACGACGAATCTGTCAGCTGGTATGTAATCTCCGGAGCATTCAAACCTATGGAAAACCACGGAAATGGAAGCCACAAGAAACTCTATATGGAGATGCTTGGCTTTGATCAGGGCGTTTTCACAACGGACCACCTGTTGGATGTTACCGAGGATCACGAGGGCAGGATCAGTAATGTTGAGGAATGGGGTGCGCTGGTAGCCGAGTTTGAGAAGGAGCCGATCCTTATCAATGTACAGAATCCACTTCCCGTGATTAGCCCTACAGAGAAATATGACTATTCCACCTTTACTGGCTGGTCTTTCCCGATTGGATGTCCGACAGATTTTGATACCCTGGTCTTCACGATCAAAAACAGGAGTCAGGAAGATTATCTCGAAAACGTCCGCTGCTTTATCACGGAGGTCGATCGTTCCGGAGTCATCCTGATAGATGAAGTGATGCGGGATGCTCACATCGCTCCCGGCGAGTGGAAAAGAATCGAGTTCCATTTCTCACGGCTCATTGACAATGCAGAGGGAAATGAGCTCTATGTTGGTTTTTCCTGTGATCAATACATTGCCTTTATGGGTGGCAGCACTGGAATTGTTCTCCGGCCTCCGGAATACGGAGTTGTGTGCTACAACTCTGGCACTCCATCCATCGATAATATGATGGTGAAGCCATCTCGCTGGACGCCTCTTTATGACCCTGGACAGGATAACACAAGCAAGATTGATATCCTTATGGCAAAGCAGGCTACACGCTATGGCCTTGGTTCAATTAAGGAACCTATTACCGACCTTATCCATGAGGTTACGGGGGATCAGATTGATGCAGCGATTTATGAGAAAGCATCGGTTGCGCTTCCTCCGAGGGTGATCCTGCCGGATGTATTTCATGCGGTTGTGGGTGATACGCTGCAACTGTTCTACCGTGGTCTGGTGGAACATCCTTACCCGTATTTCTACAACATTGAGTTCCGTTGTGATATCGGGAAAAACACGCCCCGGTATTATGAAGTGACACCAACGTCTGAGCAGGTGGGGGATCATACGCTGACGGTACGGGTGCGGGATCATCTCGGTAACATTCTCGCAGAGGCAACGACAGTTCTGCGGGTTCACGCGGTCGGACAAGCTCCTTCACTCCGTAAAAATGTCCTTTGTGTCGGAGACAGCCTGACTGGCAGCGGCACCTGGTGCAAAGAAGCGCTTCGCAGGCTGACGGAAACCGGAGGAACGCCTGTCGGACTTGGCCTTTCCAATATCCGTTTCATCGGCACGAAGAAAAATGGCGAGTGCGGATATGAAGGATACGGCGGCTGGACGTGGGGGAGCTATTTGAGCGCACCGACAGCAACAAAGCTCGGCATGTGGGTTTACTGCTCTCATGATAAGGATAGTACCGATCAGCACAGCCTTTGGGAGGATGCTTCCGGCAACATCTGGTCTATGGAAACTATTGAGGCCACCCGGATCAAATTTACCCGGTATCAGGATCATACAGCGCCGATGCCCTTGGGAAGCGGAACACTGCATCACTATCAGAATGCGACGCATACGGCGGACATTAACTATGATGAAACGGTGTATGCGGAAGGAAATCCGTTCTGGGATGGCGACGAAGGCCAGGTCAATTTCCGCACCTACTGTGAACGAAACGGTTTCGATCGTGTCGATTACATGGTGACCTTGCTCTCTTGGAATGGCATGGCTGCCTCGCAGTATCCGAGCAGCAAGACGCTGATTGAAAGTCATGTGAATAATGCCAAGCGTCTGATTCGTATCCTCCATGAGCAATTCCCGAATGCCAAGGTCAAAATGATGGGCATTCAGCTTCCCTCTGTTAATGGTGGTACTGGTCACAGCTACGGGGCAAATAGTCAATATTCCAACTGGTATGGCTTGGTCCGCTCGGTTATGAATATGAACTTGGCTTATCAGGCGATGGCCAACGAGGATGAGTTCAAGGACTTTGTGGAGTTCATTAATATCTCTGGACAGTTCGACAGCGAGAATAACATGCCTCGTCAGAGCAAGCAGGTCAATACTCGGTGCAGCTTGACGGAGCAGGTTGGAACCAACGGCGTCCATCCCAGTACAGATGGCTATTATCAGATCGGCGATGCAGCTTATAGGGCTCTTGTGCCGGAACTGACAGAATGATGGAGGGTGTAGCGAATGAAGAAGCACTTTAGCGTACTAAAGCGGGGGGGGGTACTCCTTCCTTGTAGAATAAGACATTATGAAGAATCTCCTCCGTAGGGACGATGAATGTACAGATTACTGAAATCAAAACTACGGAAGGAGATTTTTCATTATGGCAAAGTATATCGGAAAGAGGATCGTCCCTGTTCATTGTGGGCGGTGGAATCAGAGCAAGACCTATGAAATGCTGTCGATTGTGCTTGAGGAGACCAGTGGTGACAGCTATATCAGCCGGAGGGCTGTTCCTTCCGGTACGGCGATTACAGATACAAATTACTGGATGCTTCACAGTCTATATTCCCAGCAGATCAAAGATATGTCGGATCAGTTGACTGCGGCCGAGCAAAGGATTAAAGCCGACAATGATGCGACTGAGGCAGCAATCAAGCAGGACAATAAAGATACGCGGGATCATGTAGATGAGAGTCTTGAGGAGACTACAGAAACCTTAACAGAGACGGTTGCCCAGGCACAATCGGCTATGACACAGCAGAAGGCGTCCTTCGATGCGGCCGCCCAACACCTGAACGCACGCATGGACGAAGTGTTGGCAGCTGGAACAGGGGATGGAGCGACAGAGTTAGTAGACGCTAGGGTGGATGCAGAAGGGCATGCTTATGATTCTCTTGGCAGTCATATTAGATGCGCTACTGAAAATATACGGGCTGTTATTGTAAAAGACGAATCAGCTCTAGCAGAAATGCTTCCGTTTCAATCGACATTCGCATGGGAAAACGGAACCATTCCGAATAATGTGAACAGCTACTCTGTAAATACCAGCACCGGCATATATGTAAAAGGGTGGAAGAAAATTCATATCATCCCTGATGTCAGCATGCTTTCAGACGGGTTTTATTTCGTATATGGTTGGAGACTATATGCGCAGGATGGGACCACCATCCTCCATCGTAATGATTCTCTTACAGAAGCTGATAATGAGATAGCTGTGCCTGAGAACGCGTATTACTTCCGTTTTTCTTTGGCAAGATACAACGGAACAAGGTATGACAGTTTGCGCGTGGAGTCAATGGTTGGATCGCAGTTCATTGTGTGCGACGAAGAATTCTACGCAAATATACTGGCAGAGTATGAGAATATCCATACGCTTCTGGCTAAAGTGGCTTTGAATACCAGCAAACTCAAAGTTAGTGTTGGCAAGAATCTGATTGGAACTGACCCGGGCAGATATTACCCAGTACATCTGCCAACAGGAACAACAATAACTTGGTCGTTCGCGGATGGGAGTGAGCTCCCTGCTGGGTCAAAGTCTATTTACTTTTATGATGCTAACAAAACGCAGCTTGTCTGGTATTCTTACCAAAGTAATTCTGGGCACTCAAGCCGGACTGTAACCTTGAATACTTCATCAGACGTTGAATACATTCGAATTTCGAGCTTGTCCGAATCTCCGCTTCAGATTGAAATCGGTGATACTGCGACGGAATATGAGCCTTATTTTGAAAATGCAAAAGGGCTGAATGATTATATCCCAAATGATGTATATAAAATCGCGGTTTCTCTGACTGCCGGGACTTCACATTCGTCATTATATGACAGAGTCCCTGTTGATATCAAAAGCGGGGAAAAGATGTATGTTATTGCGAAGGAATCTGTTGAAACGGAAAGACTGTTCCAGGTTTTTTCATACGCACAGGACTTGACAGGTGTTGCCGTAGTAGGCACCTATCTTCCTCGTAATATGTTTACGATATCATTCCCCCAGGATACGAGCTATATTGGGATCTTTGCAAGCGCAGGAGACACCGTAGATTCGACCATCACATTCTATTTTATCCGGGAATCCTCTGTGCTTGGGGAAATCATGGAGCAGCTCCTACATTTTTCCGACCAATATGCTAAACTGGCGTTTGACACATCAAGATTTACGGTCAATGCTGGATCGACTCATAGTAGCAAGTACGACCAGGTAAAGCTAACTGTCTCATCTGGAGAACCGTTTTACGTAAAAGTTGATGGTCTTCCGCAAAATCGCTCTGCACAGATATGGGCGTATGATAATTCTGGCAATGGAACTTCAATGGGATCCCTGGACGATTTCAGATATAAAGTTGCCAAGTTCATCGCTCCGCATGATATAGTCGCTGTCGGAATGAGTACCGGAACGTATTCAAAAGCAAGTACAATCACACTGATGGCGTTTGCTTCCGGATCTGTGTTTGAAAAGCTTGCATATGAAAGCTATGACTATGAATTCTCAAGCAAACTACTCAATGCGAGAAGGAAAACGAACACTGGCAATTATAATTCGATGTCGGCACCGGATGTGTTTTCTCTGGCGCATTTCACTGATATTCACGGAAATGCCGGAGCAATGGCACGAGTACAGAGGTTTAAAGATAAGTTTAGTGACTATCTGGATGATACGGTCTGTACCGGAGATATGGTGACGGACAAGTTAAGTGATGGTATGAAGTTCTGGAATGATAACTCGGATAGCTCGATCCTGACTTGTATTGGCAACCATGATAGTCTTGGGGCTAATGGGTGGGCAAATCCTGTGGATCAGGCGACACTTTATGCAACGTATATTGCTCCGTATATGGCAAACTGGTCTGCTGAAACAGTCACCGACAAGGCATATTATCATAAGGACTATGATGAGAAAAAGATCAGGCTGATTGTTGTGGACGGAACTATTTTTGATCCAGCAGAACAGACAGCTCAAATCACATGGCTTGCAAATGCTTTGTCAGCTGCAAAGACTAACGGATATTCTGTGATTGGCGCAGTTCATTTTCCACCGATGCCTTCGACGTTCCATAAGATCGAATGTAATTTCAGTAACGTTACACACGGGACGGCTGGAGACATGAGTCAGTTCGCTTGGAAAACGTATTATAATTCAATTCTGGGAGCGGTACAAACCTTCATTAACGATGGCGGTGATTTCGTTTGCTGGCTTTCCGGGCACACGCATCATAATATCGTTTCCTATGATTCTGAGTATCCAAGCCAGCTGTTCATTACGAATACCTGCGCTATGCCGAGCTCCCTCTTTGACGAGTGTGATCGTGACTATAACGAGAACAGGGACGCCATCAACGTTGTCTGCGTCGATACCGCCAGGAAATACGTTAAGGTCTTACGCTATGGTGCAAATTGGGATGATTGTCTGCGGCACATTGGGAGCGTTGTCATCAATTATGGCACATCTCCGGCAACGATAGTGTGTCAGGAATAAGAAAATGCAGACTGATTAAGTGTAGATGCGGTTTAACTCATGATCAATATGTCTGCGGCATGACCAGCGACGGACATGACTTTGAATAGGTATCTTACAACTTGTTTTAATTCAGTGATCGCCCATGGCGGGTGGGAAGGGAGAACGAATGACTTTTAAAGAACTGGTGGCACAGCTGACTGTGGGAAATGTGGCGGCGGGCATTGCGATCCTGCTCTCGCTGATCCAAATCAGTCCGCTGAAGCTGAACCCCTGGGATAAGCTCCTGGCCTGGTTTGGGAGGAAGCTGAATGGAGCAACAATCAAGAAGTTGGAGGAACTCCAGAAGCAGGTACGGGATATGTGGATCAATACCCATAGGCAGAGCATCCTGACCTTTGCCCGCGAGTGCCGGGCGGAAATGCATCACGACACGGAGGAGTGGAATCATATCCTTTCCATCGCGGATGAATACGAGGTCTACTGCGCCAAGAATACTGTCAGCAACGGTGTGGTCAAGGCGGATACGGAATATGTCCGGGCCTTGTATCAGGAACTGAGCCGGGAACACAAGATTTAAACTGAATTCGGCAGAAGCTGACTATTGCCGAAAATGATGTAAGGAAGCACGGGAGACCGTGTTTTTATTTTTTGCCGTCCGGGCGTTAAGCGGGGAAGGGAGAATACTATGAATGCTGTCATTATTGAGACTATCGTAAGTGTGCTGGCCAATCTGGCCGTTACCCTGATCGGAGTTGCAGGGGCATGGCTAGTGGCTCAGATCGGAAAGAAGCAACAGCTTCATACCATCAACGCGGCGGTCGATGAACTGACCAATGCGGCGGAGCAGACCGTGTGGGAACTGCAGCAGACGGTGGTGGATGGCTTGAAGGAGGCTG